GCCGGCGGTTACAGGTTCGATTCCTGTCGGGCGCGCCATTGAAATCAATGGTTTACCCATTTTTTCGGCTCTGGTGACCGAATTCTCCAGAAAATTCTCCTGAAAACTAATGGACAGCTCTACGGGGCTGGCTAAGATACGCGTTGGTTGAACAGGGGAAAGCCATGGAGAAGAAGGCGCATTTCATCAAGGGATCACTGCGACGCAGTGTCGAGTTCCGAGAGGACCTTCAGAAGTTCCTGGAGCTGGGACCGGACGCATGGCCGGCCACCAAGAAGGCTAGCATTGAAGCCGTTCAGGGCTTGCTATACGGGGAGAACCTCACTGATGCGGCTGCAAAGCTTGAGGCTACTCAGGCCGAAGCTCAGCGCATGGCGGTCATGTTCCGATTCCTCACGGGCCGATTGGCGGAGGGCGGCGACCCGCTCGAGTTCGTAGATGACCTTACTGAATTGGCAGGCAAAGCCGATTTCGACCCGCGCCATCGGGAGGCATTGGCCGCGATCCTTGTGCCGGAGCCCCAGCTGCGGGCAGAGGAACGCGAGCGCGAGGCTTTCACTTTCGGGAACACTATCGCGAGCGTCGAAACCAAGAGCATCGTCACATTCCATCTGGACGGGGAGCCCTTCACGGGCGTTAGCGTCACCATCAATTACCTTGATGGTGGCAACAATGACCAGTCCATCTCGCTCAACATGAGCAGTGGAGAAATTCGAGCTATCGCTAATAGTCTGATCCACTCGGCCGACAAAGTGGAAAGGGAGCTCGCCGCCATCAGGGGAGCGAATGCATGACCTTGGCGGAAGTCGTTCAGGCAGCCTCCGCGTTCGCTGCCGCAGGGGTCGTGGTTAACGAGCTTGTGAAGCATATCCGCGAATGGAGAGGTGGTTCACCTGAGCTTCGGACACTGAACCGGATGATCGCTCACATCCAAGATGAACAGCTCGCAGTGTTAAAAGACATCGCTCGTCGGATACCATGATCCTATGCTGACAACCATCCTTTCCGTAATCACTGTCTTGGCAGCCGTCGGCGTAGGCATTGTCAGTGGCAAGGCGAAGCGTCGGATGGATGCAGAGCTTGAAGCTGCTGTCACGAAGTCGGAGTCGATGCTTGCAGAAATGCGGGCTATCCGCGATAAGTCAGCGTTGGCTGATGCTCAGGTTCGTGCTAGACAGGAGCACGATTCAGAGAATGAGCTGGCTGCTTGGACTGCTGAACTGGCTGCAGTTAGTGCAAGGCTTAGAGCCTTGCGCGATCGAGAGCTGGTTATCGAACGCGACGTTAGCGAAGCTCAGTTTTTCAGAGATCGCATGGTATCGGTGCTATCGATCCGCGGTAGCGGCGCCGAACGGCTTACTGACGTAGACGGTCGGTGGCTGTTGGAGCGAGACGCAAGTCTTGCGAAGTCATTGCGAGCTACCCGGCGACGTGATCGAGGCATCCCGCAGTCGCGCGAGTTGCCAGGTTGGGCAGTGGGACTTCGCTAAGTTAGATGGCACATGGGAAGGATGGTCGTATGCGCCGTCCTGTCCCTATCCCTTAAGGGGGGCGCCTCAATGGCTTGGTCGATAGTTTTTCCATTTCAGCACCGCTGGATGACTCTTCTACTACAGGTAGAGAGTGGTCATAGACGTGGAGCATTGCATCAGTCTTGTGGCCACTAGCCTCCTTCTTGTTGCCATCAGTGTCGGTAACGCCTCGATGCTTCAGTCCGTGTAGGGCGAAGCGTTCGTCCGCCGCAATTACTTTTTCCCTCACCGCATTCCGCATCAGTCGGCCCCAGGCGGTGTGCCAGCCATGGGCGGTGAGCATTTCCCCGTCCTCGCTGACGAACAGCGGCCGCATCTTGGGCGACAGGGGGGCATTGAACTGAGTGATGCCGCGTTTGGCCCAGATGGCGGCACGGCGATCCTTCAGAACCTGGATCGCGACTTCAGTCTGCTCACCCTTGCGTACCAGGTTGTCGCGACTACCTTTGCGGCGGTTGGTCTGCAGAACCTCGCCCTCCACATGGTGATCGGTCAGCGTGCGCACTTCGATGCCGCGCAAACGTGCCTGGTAGGCCAGTTCCATGGCCGCCCATAGGTAGACCGGCAGCGCTCCTTTCTCGCGTGCGCCGCGCTCGCTACAGCGGCGGGCGTAGTCCTGCACTCGGCGGAAAACATCGCGCTCGGGCATACGATGATCGCGCTTCTCCTTGACCTTCTTGATGCCGGCGGCGGGGTTGGTCGTCACATGGTCATGCTCGCGCGCCCAGCCAAAGACGCGACGCAGGTAGCTGAGCCAGTGGTTCGCCTTGGTCGGGTAACCGGGAATGGAAGCGTCACCAGGTTTCGTGGCTGGCCGGCCTTGGGCAATGATGTCGATCAGCCGGCGGATGAACCCTGGTGACAGGCGGTCCACGACGGCATCACCTAGCTTGCTCCCGTTCTTCAGCGGGAACACCTTGATCGCCTTGGCGTAGTCTCGGTAGTGCTGCTGCGTGGTCGCGCCAAGTTGCGAAAAGGCGAGGCTCTTCGCGTGCTGGTCCATGACGTAGGCAACGGTACCCCTTTGTGCCTCGCCCCCGCGAGCTTCTGCGATCGCATGTAGGTCCGATAGCCGTGCCGCCGGGCCGGCCACGGTCTTGCACTTGGTCCCGAATCCCTCCGGGTGTTGATCGCGCACATACCAGCGCCCACGGCCAGTCCCGTCCCAATAGATGCCTTGAGGCACCTTGCCGTAGTCGATGTGCTTGGGGAGGTTCGATGGAATCTTGCGAGGGCGTGCCATGTTTCCTGATTGCTTCCGTTAGAGCAGGTCGGTGGAATAGGTCTCGCCATTGCTGGCGGGGATTGCGAGGCCCAGTGCCTCGTTCAATGCCGTCGTCGTGGTCCAGATTCCGCCGCAGGCGTCGTACTGAAAGCGGATGTGGTGATCGCGCGCCCAGCGTTCGACCGTTGCCAGTCGCGGGCGTTTCCCCGGCTGGCAGAGTTCCTGCAGGTCACGGAATTGGAGAATTTCGCCGATCAAGGCGCGGCTCCTTCGGCCGTCCGGAATCGAGACGGCGACCAGTCACAGCTTTCGTCTGTGGGAATGTGGCCGAACATCGCGGTGCAACGCCGGCAATGCACGCAGTCGCCGCAGGTCTTGCCTTCGGGCAGATCCATATCGTCGCCAGCGCGGCCATACGGCTTTCGCTCAGTCATGGGCGGGCTCCTTCTTGCATTGGTTGCACGACGCACTGTGGGGCGCCCGAATGGAGAACCTGGTGCCGCGCACGTGCTCCCCGGGGCGGATGACGATATGGCCGCAGTTCACTGCGCGAACTGGATGCACGGTGAGCAGCTGGTCAGTCATGGGGCACCGCCTTCTCGACGGCTTCGATGATCGGCGTCACCAGGCGCACGAACGTCACCCACGGATGCGGGTCGGAGGTCGGCGCTACGGCGCAGTCTCGCGCGTGCTGGAACTGGAAGTGTGCGTAGTTGGTCAGCTGGGCACGGTCGCACTCGCGGCAACGGATGTAGTCGCCGTCCATGGTCCAGCGCCCGGCAAACTCGCAGAGCGCTGCGTTCGCTTCGTGCAGGTCGCCACTGGCGATGTACTTGGGATCAGCCATTGCCCACCGCCTGGCTGTCTGCCTTCCGGATCGCGTCCAACTCGGCACCAGCCGTTTCGGCCCAATCGGCACCGCTAGCGAGGTAGTGATTCAGCATGAACCGGATCACCGCCGCCTGTTCTTCTTCCGCCTTGTTCGGAATCTCGTCGCCACGCATCCGCAGGACGTTGGCCCAAGGGCTGCACCAGAAGTTGGGGCTCCCAAGAATTTCGCGAACTTCCGGCGTGTCGGGGATCGTGGTAGGTGCTAGGTTCACGGCCTGCACGGGCGCATGCAGGTAGGCAGGGACCGAGTACGGTCGGACCGACGAGCCGCTGGCCCCTTGATCGCGCAGCGCGGTTGCCTTCTGCCGCGCAGAGATGACCCTTTCCGGATCTTCCTCATGGACCCATGCAGCCGGCTCCCCCACCGGCTGGTGGTCCCGGGCCTCGATCAGCGCCTGCACCTCGGCCACCGGATCGCCTTCTTCCTCCATGCCCAGCGCTCGCAGGATCAGGCAGTAGTTGTTAGCGTCCTCCTTCTTGACGCTGACCTCATCCACCGGCTGGCGGGCGGCGAGGTGCCGCATGTTCGGGCATTCGGCGGTGTGCAGCTCACCTTCCGGCTGGGCGCAGCAACCGTAGATGCGAACCGGATGGCAGGCGGCGATGGCGGCTTGCCACAACTCCCACCGCTCTTGTTGCTCAGCTGGACCATAGTTGTCCGCATATACGCCGTTGTGCATGTCGCGCGTCGGAGCGCCCGTTTGCCATCGAGTCTTGAACTTCTCGCAATGCCACGCCTCAAACTGAGAGCGCACGTCCCCCTGACCACCCGGGGAGGGCTGGGCGGAGAGGACGGACGAGCGTGAGATCGCGCCCTTCGCATGGTTCAGATGGCTGTCGAACACCTCAGAAATCTCGTCATCGCCGGCGTTACCTCCTTCATTGATGGCTTCAATGTAGGGCTGTGCGTTGAGGCGGAATTCCTCGGCAACGGTCAGGAATGCTTCCAGAGCATGGATTCCGGCGGCATCTACCAAGTAGGGTGCGTGGTCGGTGTCCTGGAAGGCAGAGCGATAGTCATCCGTCGACTCAACATGTCCGCAATTTCTTGCGGGGACGGCGGCTGCCTGCCATGCCTCCCACATGCGTTGCGTCTCGACATGCCCATAGCCAGTATTGTTCTGATCTACCGGGAACCCGCGATACAGGGAGATTCCCTTTGATTTCACCCACGCCTCAAACCGCGCCCGCTCGGCCTGATCCCCCAGCCTCACCCTCCCACCGGGCTGCGCGTCCGCCAGGGTTGTCTTGTCGTTGCTCATGCCTGCATGTCCATTTTGTCGGCGGGAAGGCGCGCCTGACGCAGCGATTCCCAAGTGAGGGGATACGGGCCACGCTTCACCCGCGCGTCGGCAGTGGTCATCGACACGCCCAGTTCGTCGGCGATCTGGCGCATCGTGTAGCGCTTGTTCTCAATCACGCGGGCGTAAAGCGCGGCCTTTGCTCTGCCAGCCTTGACGCGGTAGCGGTGGTGCCGCTCGCTCAGCATGGGGTCCATCAGGCAGCCTCCAGCTGCGGCTGCACCGCTGCGCCAACGTTCGCTTCCAAGATGGCGATCAGTGGCGGCGGGCTCACGCTGTTGCCCACCATTGCAACGGCGCGGCTGTTGCTGACCTGTCGGCCATCCTGTGTGCGATCAATGATGTAGCTGGCCGGGAAGCCCTGGGCGCGGAACAGCTCGTGCGGCTTGAGCATCCGCAGTCCGATATCCACGATCACATACGGAACGCCGCTCAGATGTACCGTGACCAGCGCCAGCCGGTCCTTCGTGGTGATGGTCGCCAGCGGTTCGTCCAGTTCGCCATGCTGTCCGCCCGTGCCGTAGTAGCGCATCAGGAACGCGGCAACGCGCAGCGCGCCAGCTTCTTGGTCAGGGCTCAGGGTGCATTCGACCACCGCCTGGTTCCCTGCGCTGGTGATCGTAGGTACGGGGTCGGTGGCGGCGGCGCCGCGGTGCGCGCTGGTGTTGGTTGTTAGGTGAGCGGTCACCAGGCGTTGATGGCTACCGTTGGCGCAAATGGTTGGCATGGGCTCATCTGCAGCGCTACCAGCGCCCTGGTAGAACCCGCCGTTGGCCTGTTCCAGGAATGCCGCCATGACTCCCATGGCATGGGCAGCACCGGCCGGCCGCGCCGCGCCAGCGCCGCTGGTGATGGTCGGCATTGGCTGACCGGCGTCCGCGCCATCACTGCTGCCCCGGAACTTTACTAAGGTTGCAGCAGCGAGCGCGTGCTTGGTGCCTCCCGCGACCACAGTGCCCAACGGCTTATCGATGTCGAGGCTGCGAGGTACCTGGCCGATCCTCTCGCCGTACCCGGACTGCACAAGCACAGGTGCAACGACGGCGTGGGAACCGCCGCGCGGCCAGGCGGTGATGGTGCCCAGCGGATCACTTCCGGTAGCGACGCCGTTGGCGGATGCATTCGCGCACTGCACGATGGTGGGCGACACGATCATCATCTCGCCACGGTTGGCGGCAGTGATGGTCGGCATCGGTTCACCGATTCCGTGCGGCCTGCGTTCCCCGCCGTGAGTGGCGTGAACGAGAAACGGCTCAGCGGCATCCAGCACGAAGCGCTTGATGCCTCGGGCGATGCGCGCCTGCGTCGCGTCCGCGAGGGGCTTCTTGCGACCGAAGATGCTGGGGCACGGAATGGACCAGTCGATACTGGACGCCGCTGAGACGTGCGGCTGAGCGCGGGCTGGCCCGTGGGTCGGTTCGGGCCAGACGATAGACTCCCCATCGCACCGGGCGATCATGTAGAGCCGCTCCCGCGTGGTTCCTGCACCGTAGTCACAGGCTCGCAGCACACGCCACTCCACCTGATACCCGAGCGCCCGCAGCACAACGACGAAGCGACGCCAGGTGCTGCCCTCGCGCTTCTTGTCTGGGATCAGGAACTGCTGGTCCAGCGGGACGCGCTCGCCGATAGCGGCGACTGTGCCGTCCAGCTTGATCACGCGGCCGGTCGCCTTGTCGCGCTTGGCGATCAGCGGGCCCCACTTCAGGATCTGCTTGACGTTCTCCAGCGTGATGATGCGCGGACGCACGGTGCCGGCCCAGCGGGGCACAACCCACGAAAGGGAGCGGGTTGCTCGGCTGCGCGGCTGACCACCCTTGGCCTGGCTGAAGTGGGTGCAGTCCGGGCTGGCATGCAGTGCGCCCACAGGTCGACCGCCGCACTCGACGCGCGGGTCTGCTTCCCACACGTCCTGGCACAGGTGGCGAGTAAAGGGGTGATTGGCGGAGTGCAGTCCCACAGCCCAGGGGTTGTGGTTGATCGCAATGTCGACCGCCCGAGCCAGCGCGGTCTCCATCGCGTGGCTGGCGCCACCTCCTCCTGCGAACAGATCAACTACGATCTCGTCCGAGCGCAGCCGTGATTTGAGGTCGTGCAACGGGAAGCGGAAACCGCCGGAGCCGTCAGCCATGTGCTGCCTCCCATGCGACAAGCGCCTCAGCTGCAAGTGGCCGCACGAACCATGCCGCTGGGCCATCTTCGGTACCACCCAGCCAGACCAAGCGCCAATCTGGGCCGGGGCCAGCGGGCTGCCACGCGCGCATCTCATCCCAGTAGCGATGGTCCCCGGTCTCCACGGCTTCTTCGGTGAAGTCGCCAAACGTCACCTGCAGGTCGAATCCCTGTGCGAGGAACAACGGCCGCAGCGACACCTCGCGACCGTCAGCCCACTTGGGCACGTCCGGGTGGCACAGGATCTCGCCGTCGGCGTTGCGCGCTGGGAGGCGACTCGGGTGGTACAGGCCGCGCCACGGGTCCGCAGGATCGATGACAGTGCGGCTTTGATTCCTGACCAACTCCAGCAGTTCGTCGGCCTGCGCAAGCCGGGCGCGGGTCGTATCGCAGAGCGGCGTGTCGCCATCCTGCATGCTGCTGCGCAGGGTGGCGCGATAGGCGGTGACGGCGGTTTCGAACACGCGCAGGTCCTGCAAGCGCGGCAGGCGGTGGTGTAGATCCCGCAGCGCGGTCTGGGCCTGGGCGAGAGTGATGGCCTTCGCCTGGTTCGGCAGCCACACTGCCTCGACCGCGATCGCGTTGATCGTGTCGAATGCGTCGCGCAGGACGGGGCAGTTTGTCGGAAGAGCCGTGGTGTTCGCGGTCATTGGCAGGCCTGATCGAATTGGGTGAAGGTGTTGACGAAGGCGCCGGCGAGAGGTGCATTGCAGACGGCATGCGCTTGGTCGGCGGGGCGGCGGGGAAACGGCGGCGTGCGGCGGTACCGGCAGTTGGGGTCGTTGGCGTACTTGCCGTCCTTGAGTCGAATCACCTGGTACTCGGGGAACGCCTCATCAGGCAGCGCCTGGCGCGCCTCCTGCATCAGCGCGACGAATCGCGCCTGCCATTCGATCGGCATCGACTGGAGGGTGCGTCGCGGCACCACGTGATAGGCGGCCCGGCTGACGCCGAATGCATGCCATGCCGGGCCGTCGGAATAGGTGCTGCCGGGCCGGCCGGGTTCGGTAAGGCTCGCCGCGTGCGAATCGCTGCTCATGCGTACCTCAGTCAATGTCATGGGCTGCCATGCGATCTGCATAGCTGCCGTGGTTGGCTGCGTGGCGGGTCATCAGCGGGCGAAGCGGCGTGTGCCCCAGCACTTCGATGTGCCCGCCGGCTGCGAGGAATGCGTCCAGGTCGTCGGCCAACTGCTGCCGGTCGAGTTCCCGGTGTCGGATCGTGGTCGCCGCGTCACTGACCCCTGTAAGCGGACCAGGCGTGCAGGTCGGCTGCACCCGGACAGGCGCGGCGCGCAGCGGGGCGATCGCATGTTGCGTGTGGCTGGATAGGCGCCAGATTCCTCTCACGCCGGAGCGATGGCAGATGGCCTGGCCGCTGCGCGCCAGCCCTTTCAGCGTGTAGCCGATGGCCTGGTGGGTGCTGTTGATACGGCCAGCGGTCTTGATCTGCGCGACCGTGGCGCCTTGCGGGAACATGGACAGGACCCGACGCACTTCGGCAGCGCGGCCGGTTTGCTGTGGCCGAGCGCTCATGCGCGGGCCTCCGCAAGTAGTTCGCGCATGGCCCAGCCGTGATGCATCACCCTGGATGAGCTGTCGGCGACAGCGTCGGGGTTCTCGGTCAGGACCAGCGTGTTTTCCAACGGATAGCTGCTGTGCCCATCCCAGTCTTCAATCACGGCCTGCAGGCCGAAGTGCTCGCGCAGCTCCTGCGCGTTGGCGTTCTTGCCGCACAGGTGCGGCCCATAGATCACAACAGAGCGGCTCATGCCGGGATTCCTCGCGTGCGGCGCGTGGCGCGGTTGATGGGGGAGGTCAACCGAACCCGCACACCCTGGCGGTCGAGCCAGCGGTGCGCGGCCTGTGCGGCCAGTCGGTTGAGGGAAAACGTGACGCCGCCGAGCGTGAGCGAGTGGTGCGATACCCCCACGCTCCGGCTGGCGCTGGCGGCGACCTTCAGGAGCGACTCGCGCGGCGCGGCGGTGTACAAGCCGGCCCAGAGCCAGCCTTGGCACACCATCAGGACGATAGATTCGCCCTGATGGCCGGTGGCGAATTGCTGCTCCACTGGCAGCACGGTGTGCACGCTCATGCGGTCAGCGCCAGGTCGCGGGCTTTGGCGATCTCGGCCTCGGCGGCGGCGATGCCGATGGCGGTCAAGGTCGCCTTGCGCGGCAGCTGCGGATCGTCGTACCTGATCAGCACGCGCTCATCCAGCCAGTTCATGACGCGGCGCGTGAACAGCTTCTCGGGGCGGTTGCGAGGTGCAAAGCCGTTCGCGGTGCGGTGCAGGGTGTGGTCGGATGCGCCATGCGCTGCGAGCAACGCGGCTTTTTCCTTCGGCTTCAGTGGAGCGGCCATGGGCAGTTCTCCTGGTCAGGCAGCGATGGGCGTGGAAGGGGACTGGGCGGCGATCTCGTTCAGGACCTCGCCGCGATGGCGGGCAAGCAGGGAGATCGGGATGCGCAGGTGGGCAAGGCTCGCGTCGGTCCAGCGCAGCTCGGCCAACGCGGCTCTCTCCTTCGGTACTGGTCGGGTCGCCAGGCCACAGCGATGGCATTCGATGTGCAGCAGCGGCGGGCAGGGGGCGCCCAGGCGATGGCCGGTCGGTGCGCCTTCGGTCACGACGATTTGCGGTCGGTGGCCCGGCGCGCACAGAGGCACTGAGTCGGGCAGCGGGCGAGCGGTCTGGCGCATGATCAGCCCCTCACCGAAGTGCTGAGCGCCCAACGCGCCTTGGCTGCATCGCGGTCCGTGTGCGCCTGGTGGATCTCCGCGATACGGAGCGGCACGACAACCGCAGCCAGCAGCGCAACAGCTGCCCAAGCGAGGCGGAGGCGCCGGCTCATGCGGCACCGCCTTGGACGCGGGCGACGGCTCGCTGGCAACGAGGGCAAGTCACCGGCTGCGATTCGCACACCGTCCAGCCGACCGAGCGGCGACCAGGCTGTGCGCCGCACATTGCTTTGCCTGCGAATCCAGAGCTGCGGCGTACTTCGGCTGCGGAGACCGCGTGCAGATTTCTGCCTTGCCCGCGCTCCAAACCGTTTGTGCACCTGCCGGCGAGTTTCGCCGCGACAACATCGAGAGGAGCGCTCATGCCCGCACCTCGGCTGACATGTCGCGCGAGCAGGCTTCCAGGCGGAGGCTGGCGACGCCCATGCGCCGGGAGCGGCGCAACTGATTGCGGTTGTGTTCGCCCTTGCTACGGACCCACAGGGTCCGAGCGGTGCTGTGATCGCGTGCTGCCACTGCCCGCAGGGCCTTCACGGCCAACAGGGGCAGCGGGCTCGGGGTTGGATCGGCGTAGCGATGAGACATGGCGCGCTCCTGTTCGAAGGAGGGCGCCGGCGGGTCAGTAGCCGAAGGGGCGGCTATCGCCGGTCAGGGGAGGGGCCGGCGAGTGGCGACCCGCCGGTCGCCCGCCAGCTGCAAAGCTGGCAGGACGGACTCTACAAACAAACTTGCGTCATCGTCAACAAGAAAACTTGCGCGTTCGGGCGATCACCTCGTAAACCCTGACCTTCGGCCTTCTTGGGTCAAAGCTGAATGGGTCAACGGGTGCTAACCTCCGGGCCTTCTATGGAGGGAGGGGAGGTGTATGGAAGTGTTCTTCAGCACGCTGGGTGCGCTGGGTGTGTGGCTCGTGGCGCTGGCCGTGCTTGCTTTGGCCGTCATGGGGCTGCTTATGCCCTTGGCCGTGTTCGGCATCAAACCTCTTTTGCGGGTGCTCATTGAGGAGCAGCGCAGGAACAACCGTTTGCTCGCGAGGCAGGTGCTGCGGGATCAGGGTATTGAGCCGGAGGACGTGGCAGGAGTAGCCACGTCCAGAGATGATGGTGAGCCGCAGACGCTGCAGGACTTCATTCGCGAGCGTGACGGGCACAAGCCGTAAGGGAACCAGTCAAGGGCGTGGCAAAACTGCGGCCATGTTCTTGATGAGCCCTGTTTGTTCGAGGGGGAAGCCCTCCATGATGGCTTCCCTTGCTTCTTCCATTTCGCACAGCAAGGCGCGCAGCTCTGCCGTTGATAGGTCGCTAAGACGCTGTCTCAGAACCAGGTGCTGGTCGACAAGCCACGCAAGCTGGAACGCGTCGCAAAGCATGCGAATTCGGCGAGTATATGCCAAGGCGGTAGCGTCGCTTGGCTCATGTGTGTGGCACTGGCGCAGGCATCTTGCGTCGGGCGGCCGTGCTTGCTGCCGGACCTTGTTAGCGAGTGCCTGCGCGAGAGCTTCCAGTGCTGCCGCTTCCTTCATGATCAACCCCCTTTGAAATCTGGCGCTTCCGCAGGTGCGCGGTAAAGTCGACCACGTTGTCCGGCGTGACTGTCTTCTCCTGACGGGCGGTCAGGTAGCTGTGAGCCAAGATGACAATCGAGGCGTCGCTGGCATCCTCTGGATCGAACGGCGATCCAAGAGCGAGACAGGCCAGGCGGACAAGTTGGTACGACGCGGCAAGCGTAGGGGCGTCGAGTTGCACGGTTTGAGACTGCGCAGCTCGGGGTGTTGAGAGCGCATTCAGTGGCTCATCCTTGTGCCAGCCAAGGAACTGCTCGACTGACATGCCGAACGCGCGTGCAAGCTCCACCATGTACCTGGGGCGGCGTGTCGGGGTATCTAGTAGCTGCTGGATGTGCTGGTACTTCACGTTGGGTGCGCCCGCAGCGCGGACACGGGCTGCCAGAGCCTCAACGCCAAGCCCGTGGGCCTCCATCAGGCCCCGTGTGATTTCACCGATCAACATGCAAGCAATCTTGCACTGTTGATTCGCAAGAAAGATTGCGCTAGTTTATCGCAAGAATTCTTGTGAACGGGCATTTCATGACCCCTCTGCAACGGGCTATCGCGATCTGTGGGACCCAGAGTGAGCTGGCGCGGCGTGTGACCGGCAAGCCTGCGACTGGCTACGTCTATCACTGGCGAAAGAACGGTGTGACCGAGGAGGTGGCGATCGCCATCGAGAGGGCGGTCGCCTCGGCGATGGCCGAGAACCAGGATGCCGCAAAGCGGGCCGACACCCTCGGGGGCAGAGTAACCGCCGACGAGCTGATACCGGGCGTGCGCTGGGAGCGTGATGCTGGTGGCACCATCGTCGGCTACTTCAAGCGCGTCAGCGGATCGCTGGGGGTAGCCAGTGCCAGCCCGTGACCCAGCGCTAATCGTCTCCATAGCTCGCTACGGCTGGGTGCGCGGCCACCAGCGCTACCGGCTTTTCCGCATTCGGCAGCAGATCCGTAAGAGCGGGGTGGTGATGATCCTCCTGGCCATGATTGCCGCTCTTGCGCTGGGAGTGCACGGGCGCCCACAGGATCGCAACAACCCCGCCTGCCCCGGTGCGAGCGTCAAAGGATCGGATGGTTTGAAAGCGCATGCGCTGAGGGAGCGTGATGATCTCTGGCATGGCAGCAATGTTGATCGACGCACTGCTCAGCGCGGAACGATGAAATGCTCGGTGTTTCAGGGGGAGGGCGCATGACCTGCCTTCGCTCTGATCTTCACTGGCGGGATGCTTTGAACAATGCGGTCTCGTGCGCGCCAGGTGGCGTGCAAGACGCGGCTGCACACATAAGCAAACGCCGTGGTAAGTCCATCAGCACTGAGACGCTTCGGAAGAAGCTGCGAGGAATCGAGGGCGAGTCCGTCTCCATGGAGATGGCCGAGATCCTAACTGAGTACCTGCAGCGATTCGTAGGGACCCAGGCAATGGCTACCGACTGGGTCTGCTCACTGGCAGCTCAGTTCGGCCTGATGGTCGACTATGTGCCCGCACCACCTCTCGGTGGTTGGCCGGACGAGTTGGCCGCAATCCAAGCGAAGCTGCTGGAACTGCACAAACTGACGGGGCAATTGGCAGGCGCCGGTATTGATGCGCTCGCCGATCGACGCCTGACCGTCCCCGAAGCTGATCGTATTCAAGACCTCTCCCGGGAAGTCCGCACCCTCTGTTTCCGACTGGAGCGGAACGCATGCCGCGCTGCCGGCCTGCAAGGAACTGAGGACTGACGTGGCGATTCATCACGCCCCTCGATCTAAGTATCGATGGCGTGGTCCAGCCAGCGCTTCCGCGCGGCAAGCAATGGAGCTTGCAGCACTCGCGTTGACTGATGCGGTGCCAGGCTTGGTGGGCGACGAAGCATTGGCGGAGCGCGAGCGCATCCGCCGGCGACAAGAGCAGCAAGACAACCGGCAGCACTGCCTGCCTTTGGGGAACCCAGATGTATCAAGCAAGCATTGAATCGGCCCCATCCCCCCGGGTGGCTTGTGAAAGGCCGCGTGCTGCCCACTCTACTGAATCCGCCCTGGAATCGAGAGCGATTCTCGATACCAGCGATGGGTCCTTCCTGGGCACTTCGGACGCGGGTAATCAGACGCGCATTTCCTGGGTAGATAGCGGCTCGGGAAACTACTGAATGTCTGAAAACTATGGCGATGTGCTGCAGCAGCTGCAGTCTGCCGGCCTGCTGGTCACCGAACTGGACACCACCGGGCGCATGGTCCGGTGCCGCGTCGAAGGTTCACGCGAGCGCCGGGGCTGGTACGCGCTCCACGAACTGAACACCTCGGCCGGCGAAGTGCTGGTTGTCGGAACCTACGGCGTTTGGCACGGCAACGAAAACGGCGCAACGAAGGTCGATCTGCGCAAGCGCGATAAGACCTTCTCCGATGAGCAGCGCGAAGCGCTGCGCAATCGGCTGGCCGAGGATCGCCGCCGTGCGGAATCCGCACGCCAGACCCAAGCGAAGCGAGCGGCAGAGCGGGCGTCGTCTGCCTGGGCCAAAGCAAATGCAGTTGGCGAGGCCGACTACCTGGTCAGCAAGGGCGTGCAGGGTTTCGGCCTGCGCTATGGCACCACGGGCGCCGCTCTCGTCCCGCTGCTTGACGTCAACGGCCAGGTGCACGGCCTGCAGGTGTTGCGCAGCGCCAGGCTGGCTGCGGCAGGTCGCAAGCCCGCGAAGGAGTATTGGCCGGCCGGTATGGTCAAGAAGGGCCACTTCCACCTGATCGGCGGAAGCCCGCAGTGGATCCTGCTGGTGGCCGAGGGCTATGCCACTGCGGCAACGCTGCACATGGCGACGGGCTACCCGGTAGCCGTCGCGTTCGATGCTGGCAACATGCTGGCCGTCGCCTCAGCCCTGGCGAAGCGCTATCGCGGCATCAAGATGCTCCTGTGCGCCGACGACGACGTGTTGCAGAAGTGCCGGCACTGCAAGAGCCGCCTGGTGCTGGCCGACCATCCGCAGTTCTGCCCTTCGTGCGCGCAGCCGCATGGCGCGTCGAATGCCGGGCTGCTCGGTGCCGAGGCAGCAGCGCTGGACGTAGGCGGCGCGGTTCTGCACCCGATCTTCGCCGATGAGCCGGCCAGGCGTGAGCGCTTCATCGACAACGGCCGCAAGGTCAGCGACTTCAACGATCTGCACGCCCAGGAGGGCTTGCATGTCGTGCGAGCGCAGGTCGAGGCCCGTCTCACGGAGCTCTCATGGCGGGTGCCGGCAGAAAGACGCGCGCCTTCCATCACCAGCGACGGGGGCGAGGGGAATGACCGCCTGTCCCCCATCCATTCGCTGACCGAGCTGCTCGAGCGCTTCGCGTTGGTCTATGGGCAGGGCGGCACGGTGTTTGACCACAAAGAGCACATGCTGGTTGCCCTGGGCGACATGCGCGATGCCTGCGTGCGCAAGGAACTGCACCGTGCATGGATGGAACACTCGGATCGGTCCATCGTCCGTGTGCGGGAGGTCGACTTTGACCCTTCGTGCGAGAAGCCCGGGGTGACCTGCAATCTCTTTGCCGGTTGGCCGACCGTACCGCAGGAGGGCAACTGCGACCGGCTGTTGCAGCTGCTCTGGCACATGTGCGGTAACGAGGCCAACCAGAAGGCGCTGTACGACTGGGTGGTCAAGTGGCTCGCCTACCCACTGCAGCATCCTGGCGCCAAGATGAAGTCGACCATCGTCATTCATGGTCCGCAGGGCACCGGTAAGAACATGTTCTTCGATGAGTACATGAAGCTCTATGGCGAATACGGCCGGGTGCTTGACCAGGCTGCTCTGGAAGACAAGTTCAACGACTGGGCGAGCCGCAAGCTCTTCCTGCTCGCCGACGAAGTGGTCGCGCGCACCGAGGTGTACCACCTCAAGAACAAGCTGAAGGCGTTGATCACGGGTGACCGAATCCGCATCAACCCGAAGAACATCCAGGCCTACGAGGAAGACAACCACGCCAACCTGGTGTTCCTCTCGAACGAAGCGATGCCGGTCGTGCTGGAGGAGGACGACCGCCGCCACGCGGTGATCTGGACGCCGGAAAAGCTGAGCCTGGAGTTCTACACCGAGGTGCTGGCCGATATCCGCAACGGCGCGACGGCGGCGTTGCACCACTACCTGCTCCAGGTTGATCTGACCGGGTTCACCAACGGCACCCATCCGCCGATGACCCATGCGAAGGAAGAGTTGATCGGCTTGAGCCAGGACAGCCCGCAGCGCTTCCTGGACGAGCTCTACGGCGATGACATTCCCGGGCTGAAACCCATGCCGGCGCTCTCGAAAGAGTGGTACGAGGTCTACAAGGCCTGGTGCGCGCGTGAGGGCTTGCCTCGCCCGGCACCGTCACCAAAGTTCATCAACGCACTGGTGCGCAAGCGCCAGATCATCCATCCCGACCGGGCTCGGAAGCGCTACCAGATCGAGCAGACCGTGAACGGGCCGCATGGCTTCCTGATGCTCGGCGATTGCACGGTGCCTGACGGGAAGACAGAGGCAGCATGGCTGGGCGACCAGGTCGTGTCATTCCGCCGCATGTACTCCGACTACAAGGGGCGTGCGTGATCACTGTGCCTATCAATGTGCGGGGTGTGCGGGATGTGCGGGCGTATGTGCGGGCATTGAATCGCCGTGAATCGCTTGCGGCAGTAGGCGTGTGCGGGACGTGCGGCAATCGGCCTACATGGGCGGGCGCGGGCGCGAACGGGGGTCTCACTGCCACGACGCAATTTGCCTCGCGTGCGTATGTGGGTGACCGCACATCCCGCACACGCCGCACACACCTTGTGCCACGTCGATTCAGCGGCTATCGCATCCCGCACACGCCACCGCACAGCCCGCACATGCTCACGCGCGCGCGTTTCTCCGCTTTAACGATCTTCGAAGGAAATGGAGTAGGGGGAATCAATGGCTGAGGAAGACGTGACGATCACTGGCAAAGAGCTGGCCTCGCTGATCGGCTGCAAACCGTCCTACGTGGTCGAGCTGCGGAAGAAGGGCCGGGTGGTGGTGGGTGACGGCGGCAAGGGATTCCTGAAGACCGCCTCCCTGGAGCTCTACGCTCGCACCGCAGACCCGGTCTATGCCGGTGTCGCCCAGCGCCACGCAGATGAGCGCGGTAGCGTGCTGGCGGGGAGTGGGGAGGCGACCAGCGCTGGCGACGCCGACATTGATGACGATGAAGAGGACGGTGACGATGACGATGCCAGGCCCTCACGCGCCGGCCGCCCGCAGACGCCGGATTCCGCGCGCAAAGCCAAGGCGCTGGCCGACAAGGCCGAGACCGACGCGCACATGGCGCACATCGCGCTGCAGAAGGAGCTGGGGCTGCTGCTCCCGCGCGCGGACGTGGAGGCATTCCTCGCTGAGCATGCAACGACGTTCCGGGGTGCGATGGAGCGCCTCGCCGACACACTGGCGCCGCAGCTCGCCGCAACGCTGGATGAGGCCGGGTGCCGGCGGCTGGTCTGGGATGAGGTGAGCCACGCCCTGGAAGAACTGAGCCAAGGCTTCCGCACGCTGGCGGCCAAGGCAGCGGAGGCTGCAGAATGATGGAGGCACAAAGCTGCCTGGCGTCGGTGCTGGCGCGCTCGCTTCAGCCGCGGCGGCCCATGAGCGTGTCGCAGTGGTGCGATGAACACATGCGCCTGTCCACCAAGAGCGGCAGCAAGCCCGGGCGCTGGGTCACGGACCGCAACCCGCCACTGCGTGAGCCGATGGACAACATGTCCGCCCGTAGCCCTGTGCATGACCAGGTCTGCATGTTCCCGATCCAGTTCGGCAAGAGCCAGCTGGCCACTAATGCCATGGCCTACTGGATGGACTATGCGCCGGGCCCGATGATGTATGCGCTGCCGGGTGAGGTGTCCATGAACAAGTGGATCGCCCAGAAGCTGAACCCGATGATCGAGGTCTGCGCAGCAGTCAAGAAGGCGCTGACCAGCACCGCCAGCCGCGACAGCGCGAACCAGCGCACGTTCAAGGACTTCGCTGGCGGCCAGCTGTTCGTGGAGCACATGGGTAGCCCGCAGCGCCTGAAGTCCTCGACGGTGAAGTACCTGCAGGTGGATGAGATCGATGAGGCGCCGCAGCAGCTCTCCACCGGCGACGATCCGGTGAAGATGCTGGACGGCCGCACGTCGTCCTTCCCGACCACCTACAAGCGCCAGTACATCAGCACGCCTGGCATCGCCGGACTCAGCCGGATCGCGAAGCTGTACGACAAGAGCGACCAGCGCCGCTATCACGTGCCGTGCCCCCACTGCGGCCATTACCAAGCGCTGCAGTGGAGTGGCCTGGTGTGGTCGCCCGATAAGAGCCACGCGTGGTACGCCTGTTGCGAGTGCGGTGTTGCCATCGAGGAACACTTCAAGACCGAGATGATCGCCAACGGGCGCTGGGTCGCGGCCAACCCTGACTCGCCCATTCGCGGCTACACCATCAACTGCCTCTACTACCAGTTCGGCCTGGGGCCGCGCTGGTTGGACCTGGTGAAGGAATGGCTGGAGGCGCAGGGCGATCCCGCTTCCCTAAAGACCTTCGTCAATGATCGCCTGGCCGAGACGTGGGAAGACCCGGCAATGCGGGCAGTGAAGCACAACGTCATCAAAGATCGTGCCGAGCCCTATGCGCTTCGCTCGGCTCCGCAAGGTGTGCTGGCTATCACCGTCGGTGTGGATACGCAGGACAACCGTCTTGCTGTTCACGTCGTCGGCTGGGGACGGGGTATGACCGCATGGACGCTGGACTATGTAGAGCTGCAGGGCGATCCAGCCGAGGAAGCGGTGTGGGTAGCCCTGACCGATTTGCTCAACCGCGCAATCGAGCGCGAAGATGGCGCGCTGCTCCGGCCGATGGCAGTGGCCATCGACGCTGGTGGCCACCGCACCGAGGCCGTCAAGAACTACGTCCGTCAGCGGCGCATCACCCGACCAATGTGCATCTTTGGTGCTGTACCCAACAACGCTCCCGTGCTGTCCAAGGGCAAGCTGGCTGACGTCACCTGGAAGGGCAAGACTGACAAGCGCGGCATCACCATCAACCACGTGGGTACCGTTGCGGCCAAGCACTACCTCTATAGCCGCCTCTCCGCTGACGCAGAGCGCAAGCCCGAGAATCGGATGGTCCACCTCAGCGCCCAGTTGCCGGAAGAGTTCTTCCCGGGCCTGGTGTCTGAGGTCTACAACCCTGTCAAGAATCGCTTTGAGAAGAAGGTGACCCGAAACGAGCCCTTGGACACATGGGTGTATGCCTACGCGGCGACCCATCACCCGGAGGTCCGAATCAACCGCTTCACGCGTTCGGATTGGGACCTGTTGGAACAGAGGCTGGCTGGGCCGCCGAGTGCGAACGTTTCACGCGAAACGCCCGCTGCTGCGTCGGAGAACCACGCGCCGATCGATTCCCGTGAAACATCGAGTGTGCCTCGCCGACCACGGCCCGCGCAGCCTCGTGGCATGGGGAGGCAGTGGTGAGCAGGAACACGGTGCGAAACAAGGTGCGAATCAGTGAGCTGACGGAGGAACTCGCTGTCGGTGCGGCGTTGCGCCTGCGCTGTGACAGCGACGATATACGCAGCGTTGTGGAGGCCGTGGTGGCCTACCTTGTCGAGGAGTACCCAGCCCAGGATCTGTACATCCCAGCCAGCATGCAAAGTAGCGCCTATCCAGTGGATGAGATCCGGAAAGGGATGCAGGAACAGGAGTCAGTACGGTCGCTGTGTAGGAGGTTCAGGATCGACAGACGGACGCTGTACCGCTTGCTTGATGAGCCTTGCGCCAATGAGTAGGGGGTGCGGGTGAGTTCCCCGAGACTCACCCGCACTTGATCTGGAAACTGGCATCCATGATCTCCTGGATGCCTCGCTGATGAGCTGGACCAAAGACGATGTGGAGCGGTTGAAGGCCGCCATCGCCAGCGGCCAGTTGTCCGTTCGGCACGGTGACCGTCAGGTCACGTATCAGTCCGGCGACGCAATGTTGAAGGCATTGGACCGCATGGAGGCGGAAGTGGCCGCCAACACGGCCGGGCGCCGGAAGTCTGCCACGCGCCGCTACCGCTTCACGACGCTGAGGGGCTTCTGACATGGCGGCCTCGTTGCTGGACAGGGTCATCGGTGCAATTTCTCCGCAAGCAGCCCTGAAGCGTCACCGCGCCAGAGCAACGCTGGAGGCAGTTCGCGCCTATGAGGGCGCCTCGCGCAATGACGGTTGGCGTGTTCGTAGGGCGGGGGCCAGCGCGAACACCGATCACCTGGCAGATGCCCGCGAGCTGCGCAACCGCGCTCGGGCACTGGTGCAGAACGTACCGTACTGCGCGCGCTCTCTCCAGGTGCTGGTGAGCGCAACGATCGGGACCGGCATTACTCCCAAGGCCGAAGGCCCAAACGCTGCCGCGCTGGACATCCTGTGGGGCCGCTGGGCCGACGTGGCGGACGCGGATGGAAAGTCGGACATCTACGGCCTTATGGCTACCGCGTATCGTGCGATGGAGCAGGACGGCGAAGTCATGATTCGCCGCCGCACCAGGCGTCAGTCGGACGGTCTCGCGGTCCCGCTGCAGCTTCAGGTGCTGGAGATCGACTGGCTGGACGGAAACAAGCACGGCTCTGCGCCGGGCGGTGGTCAGGTCATCAACGGCATTGAGTACGACGCGATTGGTCGGATTCGCGGCTACTGGTTGTTTGGAGCGCATCCCGGTGAGGCTGTGCGTGGCTCTGTACGCTTGAGCAGTTCGTTGGTGCCGGCATCCGACATCATCCACCTCTACAACCCCGTCCGCCCCGGGCAGGGACGCGGCATTACGCGCTTCGCACCGGTGATCGCGCGAGTGCGCGACCTGATGCTGTACGAAGACGCCGAGCTGGCGCGGAAGAACCTGGAAGCCCGACTTGGCGTGATCGTCAGTGGCGACATCGACTCGATGTCCAACGCGGACGATGACGGCCCTTCGCAGCTTGGCTCAGATCGCGACCAGGTCACCGACCTTGGCCCACTGCCCAGCGGTGGTGTTACCCACATCACCGGTGCCACCGCCTTCCAGACAGTCGAGCCTAAGCCTGCAGGCGGCTACGTCGAATACTGCAAGTTCAACGCGCACATCATCACTGCTGGCGTCGGTGTTCCGTACGAATCTGCCACGGGCGACATGCGCGAAGTGAACTTCTCCAGCGCCCGCATTCGGCAGATGGAGTTCCGCCGCGACTGCGAACAGATGCAGTGGCTGGTCCTGGTCCCTCAGATGTGTAAGCCGATCTGGCGCTGGTTTGAAGAAGCTGCCGCGCTCGGTGGCGGTGTGCGTTCCACGGGAAGCACTGCCGACTGGAGCACCCCTCGCTGGGACTACGTCAACCCCAAGCAAGACATCGAATCGGAAATTGCAGCGATGGGTGCCGGTCTCAACTCGCCCAGCGAAGCGCTACGTCGGCGTGGCTACGACCCGGACGCGGTCTACGCCGAGATGGGCAAGGACTTCAAGCGGATGAAAGAGACCGGCGCTCTCGAGCTGATGACCTTCCTTCAATCCAGTGGCGCCCGGACCAGCCTGGTCGACGCCTCAACAACCAACGAGGAATGACCATGCCCCAGCCAACCCAGGCTCCGCAGCAGGACGGTACGACGCGCCTCATGCCACCTCAGTTGCGTGAGGCCGAATTGCAGCCAACCAGCTTCGATAGCGAGGCGCGCACGATCGAGCTCCAGTGGACTGCAGGTACTCGCGTGCGCCGCTACGACTGGTGGAACGACACGTACTACTGGGAGGAGCTGGTCGTTGATGAGGCGGCCTGCAACATGGAGCGCCTGTCGTCCGGTGCTGCGCCGGTCCTGGATAGCCATAACACCTGGGGCATCGGCTCTCAGATGGGTGTGGTGGATCGAGCCTGGCTCGCCAATGGCGAAGGCCATGCGCAGATTCGCTTCTCCGGCCGCGAGGAGCTGGCCGGCGTAATCGCCGATATCGGTGCCGGAATCATTCGCAACATCTCGGTCGGCTACACCGTGCAGCGCTATGAGATCGAGCGCGCCGTCAACCCCGGTGATTTGCCGATCTACCGCGCGGTGGAGTGGACGCCGAGCGAGATCAGCTTCGTCACCGTGCCGGCCGACCCGGCAGCAGGTACCCGCAGCAATCAACCCGCACAGGGGACCCCCTGTGTATTCACCCGTAGCGCATCGTCGCAGGAGCACACCATGCCTCAGCCCGCCGCCCGCGCCGCCGAATCGGCGGTCCAGCAGGAACCCATCAACAACGCCCCGGCTCCGGCAGCGCCGGCCGCAGCTCAGGCACCGGAAGGTGACACGCGAGCAGCCGACATTGTGGAGCTGGCAACCCGCCACGGCCAGACCGAGCATGCCGCTGGTTGGATTCGCGCAGGTCACTCGGTCGACCACGTGCGCGGCTTGATCTTGACGACGCTGGAGCAGCGTGATGCCGCCGCTGGCGGCAACATCAACCGCATCAGCGTCACCGAGGACGAGCAGGATCTGCAGCGCTCCGCCGTGACGCATGCGCTCCTGCATCGTGCCCAGGTGATCGACCCCGCGACCAAGCGAATCTTCGCGCTCACCGGTGACAATCCGGTGCGCGGCCTGACCCTGATGGACCTGGCCCGTCGTAGCCTGGAGCGATGCGGTGTTCGCACCGATGGCATGGCGAAGCTGGAGCTGGTAGGCCGCGCGTTTACCCAGAGCGGCAGCGACTTCCCCGTGCTGCTGGAAAGCACGATGCACAAGGCACTGCAGGCTGCCTACGCCGTCGCGCCGGACACCTGGTCCCGCTGGTGCGTTACCGGCACGGTCAGCGACTTCCGCGAGCACTCGCGCTACCGCATCGGCAGCATTGGCAACCTCGACAAGCTGACCGATGCCGGCGAATTCAAGAACAAGAAGATCCCGGACGGCGAGAAGGCAACCATCACCGCCGGCACCAAGGGCAACACCATCAACCTGACCCGTCAGGCGATCATCAACGACGATCTGGGCGCGTTCCTCGGCCTGGCTACCGCCTTCGGTCGTGCCGCAAAGCGGACCATTGAAGCCGACGCGTATGCGTTTCTCGCCAGCAATCCGAAGCTGGATTCCAACAAGACGCTGTTCCACGCCGACCACGGCAACATCCTGGCGGCAGCAGTGCCGAGCGTCACCTCGGTCGACGCGATGCGCGTCCAGCTGGCCCAGCAGAAGGACGTGGGCGGAAATGACGTGCTGGATCTGTCGCCGGCACTCTGGCTCGGTCCGACCAAGTACGGCAGTGCCGCGCGAGTCACCAACAAGGCCGAGTACGACCCGGACGCCGAAGGAAAGCTGCAGCGTCCGAACGCGGTGCAGGGTCTCTTCCGCGACATTGTCGACACCGCGCGCATCAAGGACGACAAGTGGTACCTGTTCGCCGATCCGAACGACTGCCCGGCCATCGAGGTCGCATTCCTTGATGGGATCACCGAACCCTTCCTGGACTACGAGGAAGGCTTCACCGTCGACGGTGTGCGCTGGAAGGCTCGCCTCGATTTCGGCATCGCCGCCCTCGACTATCGCGGCGTGCAGCGCTGCGGCTGATCCCTAACTGGAGCACTGAGACATGGCACAGAACTTCGTTTCCGATGGGGACGTGATCCCCTGGACCAACACCACCGACCAGCCGGTTGCATCGGGTCAGGCGGTTGGCGTCGGTCATCAGCTGGGGGTTGCCCTGGTCAACATCGCAGTCGGCGCGACCGGCAGCGTAGCCCTGGGCGGCGTGTTCACGCTGCCGAAGGTGCCGACGGCGGTCTTCGAGCAGGGTGAGAAGCTGGTGTGGAGCGCAAGCGCCAAGGCATTCGACGGTAGTTCCGCGACTGCCGTGGCCGGCGACATCACCGGTGCAGCGTTCGCCTGGGCTGCCGGTTCCACCGGCCAGACGACCGCCGAAGTCCGTCTTTCGCCCGGCAACGCGACCAAGGCGTAACCGACAGGCCGGCACCGCTCACAGATGCCCGGGTGGCGTGAGCGGTGCCGGTTCTTCCACAGCGACATCGGGGGATCGCATGGGCACCACCAGCACGCCGCGCGGCGTACGCAACAACAATCCTGGCAACATCGACCGCACCAGCACGCCGTGGCAGGGTGAAGATCGCTCCGCCGCCGCCATCGCGCGCGAGCAGCGCTTCTGCGTGTTCCTGACCCCGCAGGCCGGGTTCCGCGCTCTGGCGAAGACCCTGCTCACCTACCAGCGCAAGCACGGCCTGCGCACTGTGAAGGAGATCATCGGGCGCTGGGCGCCGCCGGTGGAAAACAACACCGGTGCTTACGTCCTGCAGGTTGCCACTGCCGTGGGCGTCGCGCCTTCGGAAGTCATCCGCCTGGACAGCGCGGTCACTCTGAGCCGTTTGGCTACCGCTATCGCCAAGCATGAAAACGGCGGAATGTACTGGCGCCCGGACGTGATCGACGCCGGTGTTGCAGAGGCGCTGCGCTGATGGTCGGCGGCGGCGTGACCGCCACGACTCCCTGGTGGGCTGCAGGCAGCGTGGTAGCGCTGTGGCTGCTCCGCGAGACGTGGACGGCGTTCCTCTCGCGTAGGAAGGAGCGTACCGAGACCGACGCCAACGTGGACCTCATCAAGGGCCTGTCCGACCGTGTCTCCTTCCTCGATCAGAGGGTCACTGCCCAGGATGAGCGGCTGCAGGCTGAAATGCTGCTGCGGCTCAGGGCTCAGGAGGAGGCCAGCGCCCTGCGCACGCGTGTGCGCCAGCTCGAATCGACTCTGCGCGGCCTTGGTGCGGTTATCCCCCCCGAAGACCCGGTGGTGCCCGCATGATCCGCGCCCTGGTCGTCGCCATCCTCCTGCTGCTGGGCGTCATCGTCTGGCAACGTGGCTCGGTGTCCATCGCGCAACGTGCGGCCGACCAGGCCGCGTCCAGCCGTGACGCCATGGAAAGCGAGCGTGATGCCGCTCGCGCTGAGGCCGATGCGTCAGCCGAAACCCTGAAGGCAGAGCGTGGAAGCGCGGTGGCCGCGAACACCCTGGCGTCCAAGTACGAAAAGGAAAAGGACAATGCACAGAAAGCAACTGATCGCCTTATCGCTGATCTTCGCGCTGGCAACCAGCGGCTGCACCAGCGCTGGCAAGCGACCGTCGCCACCGCCGAGCTGTCCGCAGCCGCCGCTGCCGCCAGCCAGCCTGATGGTCGAGCCGACGACCGAAATGAGAGTGCGGGCCGAGCTATTGGCGCCGCAGCCCAGTGCGACGCACAGGTGAGAGCGCTGCAGGCATATGCGCTGCTCTGCATGGGAGGTTCAAAGTGAGCGAAGTAGAGTTCCTGCGGGATCTGGATGCTTCCCTGCATGCAGCATTCACCGTCGCTGGCATGGCGTCGATCGGTACGCATACGGCGAAGAAGGGCGGTGCGGTGACCGCAAACGTGCGCGTCTACATCGACCGTGACGTCGAGACCATCGGAGAGCTTCGTCAGTTCGTTGCCGGTCGGGTCGAGATCGCTTACCTACGCGCTGACGTTGAGCCAGAGCAGGGCGACCGCCTGGAAGTTGGAGCGGCAGGGAAAGGCCTCGGCGTGGAAGTGTTCGTGAACAGTAAGAAGCTCAGCGACGACGGCTCCCGCAGCCGGTGGCTGGTGAACCGTGGTTGACCTGGCCGAGCCGTTGTCTTGGCAGTTGGTGGAGTTCCTGCGCGGGCGCGTGGAGCTGATCCAGAAGAGTGCTGGCTTCCGCACCGACATCGGCACCGGTCTTATCGTCGTTGACGACAGCGAAGTTGATGAAGACTTCGATGGCCCGGCCACATTGATCTCTGTCAGGCAGCTGTCCCGTAGTGGTGGGGGAAGCGCGCAGGTTACCTCGGATGCAGCGATCACCATCGAGTTCGAAGTCCCGCGCACCAGCATCCTCGCGAATCCGCGGCTGCTTGTACACCGCGCCAGGCACGACTTGATCCGCGCGCTCACGTTCAACGTGAAGGCGCTGCCCAAGGGCATTACCAGTTTCGATCTGCTTGAAACCCAGATGGCATCCCTGGAAGACGACGCAGGGCATTCCGCTGTCGTCGCTCAGATCACCGCGCGGGCTGGTCTTACCGAGACCTTTGAGCCCGTCCCCAACCCGTAGGAGAAGCACCACCATGGCACAGCCCAAGGTCCGTAAATTCGCAGGCGATCTGCGCTTCTGGGAGCACGGCGCGAACGGCGCCAGGATTCCCGTCATCCCCGAGCCCGCCGACAAGTTCGGCAATCAGCCCCTGGAGCAGTCGTCGCTGACGTTCAGCTACGAAGCCGGTGACTCGGTGGAGATCAAGAGCAAGCGCCGTGATGCGCGCTATCAGCAGATCATCCACAAGGATTCCAACCCCGGCGTCACCAGCGTTTCGATCACTGCGTTGGAAGTGCCGCCGGCCATCCTGGCCCGCATGTTGTACGGCACGTTGGTGGCAACCCAGGTTGCCGCCGGCACCGCCACCGACGCTTCTGTGACTGTGGGTAGCGTGGACACGCCGGTGAAGCTGCCGCACAACTTCCTTCTGGCCGACACCGAGCCGACTTTCAAGAAGGGGGGCGTCGACCTGGTCAAGGGCACCGATTACACCCTCGATCCGGCGCACGGCCTGCTGATTCCGAAGTCCGGCGGCCAGTTGCAAGCGGGCGATACCGTAGTGGCGAACTACAAGTACGACGCGTACCTGGAAACCGCCATCAGCGGCGGCACCACGCCGAGCAAATCCTTCCAGATCCTGGGCGACATGCAGGACCGCATCAGCGGTGACGAGGGCCTGCTGACCATCCCGAACGTCGACCTGACCGTGGACGGTGACGTGGACTGGTTCAGTGATGAGCCCATCCAGGTGACCCTGACCGGCCCGGTGATCTTCCAGGCCGGCGAGAGTGACCTGTACACCTTCAAGATCGCGGCGCAGGCAGCCGGCTGATCGCCGGGTTGACTCCAGCATGAAGAGGGCGCCAGCACGGCGCCCTCCCGATTCAAACCAGGAAGGGTGCCATGGCGTCAAATCGCAACAACAACCTGCTCAAGTTTTTCGTCAGCGGGCGCCGTGCGAAGGGCCTCCATGGCTTGACCAATCTTGCTGGTGACGTTCTCAACCGCTACGACCTGTCAGTGCAAAGGGCCTTCATCGGTCTGCAGCGACGGGCAGGCCCTGCGACCACGCAAGAGGTGCGGGGGTCCTACAACATCCGCGCGGCCGCGCTGAGGGGGAAGTACCGCGTGGAGACCGGTGAGCGCGGCTACTCAACGGGCAAGCGCGGCAGGGACGACTTCCTTTCGATCTGGGCGAGCACCCGGCAAATCTCACTTCTCGAATTCGGTGGCCGTTGGGCTGGCAGGCGATCGGTCGGCGCAACGGCCAGCATCGGTCTCGGCGAGACCAGAACTTATGACGGAGCGTTCATCGCCACAATAAAGGGCCGAAGGGCCATTCGAGTGCGAAGTTGGGACCGCGCGACCCAGAAGCGGGCGGGGCGAGGCCCTGTTCGAATTCTTCGGGGCCCAAGCCCCTTCGAGATGCTCTCAGGCGCTGACGGCAACAGCCGGGCTCTCGCAGCGCGCCGCCGCTTGATCGAACGTTTTCACACCACGTACCTGACTGAGTTGCGCCGCCAGTGGCGCGTTAATGGAAAGAGCAATGGCTGACCGGCTGGAAGAAGCAATCAGGGTTGTCATTGAAACCCAGGGGCGCGAAGGTGTGGATGACCTGCGCTCGGCATTTGGCGAGCTGGGTGATGTCTCGGTCGAGACGGCGGGAAAGACTTCTAAGCTGCTCGATTCCCTGACGGGCTTGACCTCGGCGGCGGCAAAGGCCGACGCATTTGAGGCGATGCTGGACCAGCTGGGCGAGCTGGAGCGCGAATTCAATGCCAACCAGCGCGCAGCGCTTGAACTGAGCCTCAGCATCGGTGAGATGGAGAAGCCGTCGCGCGAGGTATTGGCGGCACAACGCGATCTGCGCAAGGAAGGAGAGCGCCTCAGGAAGGCGCTGAACGAGCAGTGGGCCGAGGTTGGAAAGGCCGACGCAGAGTTGGTGGCGTTGGGGGTCAGCACCGTTGACCTGGCCGGCAGCCAACAGCGCCTGCGGTCCGAGGCGGCGCGTACCACTGCGGCGCTGAGCGCGCAGGCAAAAGCAGTCAGCGATGAGGCCACCGCTAACCGCCGTCGCACACAGCAACTCGCGGAAGGCGACGCCGCGATGCGCAAGCAAGCGGAGACGACCCGCGCAGCGCAGAGGGCTCTGGCGGAATACCGTGAGCGTGCTGACGATGCTGCTGCTGGGAGCGCGAACCTGGCCGGGGCAACTGAAGGCGCTGCAGGCTGGCTGGGTAAGCTGAAGGGCCTTGCCGCCGGCGCGATCGCGTTCGTCGGCTTGAACCGAGTGGTTGACGACATCAAGTCGATCATCAAGGAAGGTAGTGACGCGGAGCAGGAGGTCAACCAGCTCGATGCCGCCATCCAGGCGGCTGGCCGTAGCAGTGAGTTCACTGCTGAGAAGCTGCTGCAGCTTGGTAAGCAACTGCAGACCGGCCTTTTCGATGGAGGGCAGGTCAACAGCGCGATGGTGCGCATGTTGTCCTATACCAACATCGTCGGCGATCAGTTCCCCGCCGCGATGCAGATCACCATTGACCAGGCGCAACGTCTTGGCTTGTCACTGGAGTCGTCGGCGGAGATCGTGGGCAAGGCACTGCAGACGCCATCGAAGGCGATGGAGAGTCTTAGCAAGCAAGGCTTCACCCTGTCCGACAGCCAGAAGGAGTTGATCAAGAGCCTCGAGGCAACCGGTCGGGTTGCAGAGGCGCAGACCATCATCCTCGATCTTCTCACCGAGTCCTACGGTGGCGCAGCGGCGGCAGCCAAGGTCGGAACGATCGCGGGTCTCTGGAAGGAGGCCACTGATCGCTTCAAGGACTGGAAGCAGGAAGTCGCGGACCAGGGCGTGCTTGCCTACTTCAAGGATCAGTTGACGACGCTTCTGGCGACACTGGATCGTCTGGCGCAGGATGGGAGCCTTACCCGCTGGGCCAAGCAGACCTCGCAGGCCATCATCGGGATGGCGGAGGCGGTCAAGGGGGCTACGCGGTGGGTGGCTGACCATGCGCGTGTAATTGGCCTCATGGTTGCGGCCTACGCCCAGTTCAAGGTCATAGGCGCGCTGCTTCAGCTCAACGCGTGGAGGGCGGCGTTGCTTGCGACCACGCGCGCGCAGCTGGCAAACAACGCTGCAGTTGCCGCCGGCAGTTCTGGCATCGGGCGCTTTGGGCTGTTGCTCCGGGGCCTACCGAAGGCGGTTCCGATCGCGGTATCGGTGCTGGGGCTGGAGGCCGCGATGGGCGGCCTTGGCGTGCTGAAGACTGTTGCCCAGGACATCTGGAAGCAACACGACCCTGCCCTGAAGCGAGCCGGCGAGGCGCAGCGTGCGTACATCAGCCAGGTTCGCGACTCCGCCTTGGAGCTTCGGCGCCAGGCCGTCTCGTTCATTGAATACCGCGACGTGGTGGTTAAAACCACTGAGGAAGTTGCGCGAATGGGGCAGGCTGAGCGGGAAGCCTATGCACAGCGCCTGGCAGGGCTTGAGCAGTACCTGACAGCCCAGGAGGGATTCCTGCTGATGCAGCAGAAGGCGGGCGTTGCTACCGCCGCTCAGCTGCAGGAACTTGGCCTTGTGACGCAGCAGCTGCTGGCCGTGTCTACAGGGTACGCAGGACTCTCCAAGGCAGTGAACATCGCCGCGGATGCCATGAAGAGTGGTATCGGGGGCGCGGCACAGCTGGTGGTCGAACAGCTTCAGGGCGTGCAGAGCAATGCGCGCCTCGCCACCGACTCGATCAGCAAGATGATGGCGGGGCTCAATTTTGCTGATACGGCTAGTTTGGCCGCCGTTGGCACGGCGCTGGGCTATGTGGCGTCGCAGGGCGCTGCGGCGGAGCGCAATGTTCGGGATGGCCTTCTGGAATCACTGCGGAAGCTCTCCGGTGAGGAGTTGGCGAGGTTCCAGGCGGCATCCCAGGCGGCATTTGACGCCCTGCCTCAAAGTGCTGCCAATGCAGCCGCAGTCCTGCAGACGACGTTGCTTGCCGCGATGGAGAAGCTGGGCGTCTCCGCGTCCAGGTTGGGTGTGCAGTTCACCGGAGCCGGCCGGGACGCGATCGCCGCGTTCGGTGCCGTAACCGAGAGCGCTGTTGCCACTGGCCTTCAGATCGAAGAGGCTTTCAAGGCAGCCCTCGGGAAGGTCGCCACGCTGGACGAGGCGAGGACCCTGGGCGCCCTGCTCGAAGCAGCGGGAACACAGGGCAAGATCGGGTTCGACGCGGCGGCGCGTTCTGCAGCGGCACTCAATGCGCGAATTCGTGACATCCAGGCATCGGTGAACCCTCTGGCCGATGAGTTCGCCCGCCTCGGCATCCAGTCGCAAGAATCCTTGAACAATGCCCGTGACTCTGCGAAGGCAGCGTTTGAGGCGATCCAACGGGGCGCTTCGCAGGGCAAGGCCAGCATTGAGGATGTCCGCCGTGCATTCGAAGCTTATGCGAGCACTGCTCGCGCAGCGGTGGCCGATAGTGATAGCTGGCGCAGGGGTCAGGTGGAGTCACAGCTCGAGGTGCAGGGGAAGATTCTTCAGACCGGGCAGCACCTGAAGGAGATGGGCGGAAGCGGAAAATCTGCAATGCAGCAGGTCCAAGCCGGCGCGCAGGAAGGTAAGCAGGCCGTGGGGCAGCTGGCTCAGGAAACGTCCCAAGCTGGCAATCAGATGGAAAACCTCGGCAATCGAGCGGAGAAGTCTGGACAGCAGATGGGCAGCGCTGGGAAGGCGGCACAGAGCATGGCGTTCAGCATCGGCGAGGTGTCCGATGCAGCGCTCAAGGCGATGCGCAATCTAAGTGGTCCGAATCCGCTTCAACAGTTCGCGAATGCTCTAAATAGGGTCACCGCCCAGCGCAAGCAACTGGCGGAGTACAAGAAAGAGCTTCAGGGATTGGCGGAGACCGAGGACGAGTTTGCCTCCTCCGCAAAGAGCCGATTGGAGTATCAGTACGACTTCCTCGGCAAACAGGAGGTTGCCGAGGTCGCGGCGCTGGAAGCCCAGGTGCAAAGAAAGCGCGCCGAGCAGGATCGTGCGGCCGCCGATGCGATGAAGGAGCGGCGCAGGGCCGCTCAGGCCGAGGCAGATGCTCAGGCGAAGCTCGATGCGGGGCGGATACAGGCAGGCGCCGACAAGGAACAAGTGCTGATCATCGACTGGAAAGTGCCGAGCAAAGAAGTGGTGGCCGGGGCGACCGCCCAAGAGCTCCAGCAGGCCCAGAGGATCGCGAACCTGGTGACGCCGATGGTGCTGACTGCTGTCCAGAAAAGCCGCTCGGTTTCGGTCAGGGGACGGCGCTGATGACCCGCATTCTGCTCGCCGGGATAGAGCTGCCGGCCGATCTCCAGTGGACCGATGAGTTCACGGCATGGAGGGTGGGGCAGCAGGTTCGAAACAGCCTCAATGGGGCAATGATCGTGCAGGAGTCCGCACGGCAGGCCGGGCGCCCCATCACGTTGCAGACAACCCGCGACGGCACCGCGTACGTCGGCGTGGTTGCCTTGCCCATCGTCCGCGCACTTCAGGCCAGTGAGAGCGAGGCGCGCCTAACGCCTCTGGAGTTGGTCATGCCTGCCCATAACGGCGGCGATCGCACCTTCCAGGTTCGGTGGCGTCGTGTCGATGGCCCAGCTATCGAGGTCGAGCCCACTCGCTTCGCCGTTCCCGCGCTGGATTCTGACCTTTTCTCAATCACTCTTCGCCTCATGACGGTGTAATCAATGCCCATTTCCGCAACCGACATCAAGCTCCGCCAGTCGCAGCGCCTGACAGACAATCCGGATGGTGGTGGCCGGATGATCCAGGCAGAAGTTCAGGACGGCGCCATGAACAATCTCTTCCCTGACATCGGCGATGAGGAGCGGACGACCGGCCGTGCCACGCTGCGCAAGATGTTTGTGCACGTGGACACTTCGAACGTTGATGTGCTGAAAGATGCTATCGGCGTCCTCATTGAGCCGCCGTCTGACCCGAAGGTGACGGTGAGCATGTTCGCAACAGGGTCCTACAGTGATGTGCGCCTGGACGCCAAGAACAGGGTCGAGAGCTACATCACCCGTGGAACCGAGTCGCGATTCATTCTGATGGGGAACCACTTCATCGGCCAGATGACGCTGCTGGTGTACACGACCGCAGATGCGCCAAGCCCTGACATCAATGACAACCTGTCGCTGTTGACGCCCGCCAGCTCGGGGCATGATGAGGGCGAGCAGTACGTGCGGGTGAAGTCGGTGCTCTCGCGCACGACCCGAACCTTCACGGACGATCAGGGTGCTTTCGAACGGGATGTTCTTGTCATTGAGCTGGTCAATGCCCTGCTGCGGAATTTCTACGGTCAGGAAGTCGTCCGCTACACCGCGAGCAAGCCGGCCACCCGTGTCTACGACACGAACGTGGTGGATGCCAACAGCTATCACAGCGTGAAGCGCCTTACTGCTGCCGGCAAGCCTGGCGATCTCTCCGTGCTGGTGGATACGCCGTACGTGCCAATCGTACCCACGTCTACCGCTGAAACCCCGGTGAGCGACGTGCTCGCCGGTCTGGGCATGATGAGTTTCGTTCCTTCCGGCGCGGCGGGAAGCCTGGCGCTCAACTTTGCGTCCAGCTTCCAGGCAGGCGTACCGGTCACCCGCTACCTGGGCACAGGAATGGCCGTCGGCAGCGTGAAGGTAGTCGCCGGGAGCGTGGAGCTGGCCGACGATGGTTCCGGATCGTTGACCTCGGTGGCGGTCACGCCCTGGGGCGGAACGGTCGACTATCAGGCGGGCGTGATCTCTGTCACCCATGCTTCTGGCGCGAGCGCCACCTCTATCAGTGTCACGGCGACCCCGGCCGGCGCAATCCCCATGCAGGGCTTTACCGATGAGATCGCGGTGACTCAGAACAACCAAGGCATGGTGTGGCTGATCCAAGCGACGCCCTTGCCTGCACCTGGTACGGTGATCGTGGATTACCGGGCACTCGGTCGCTGGATTCGGTTGACCGACAATGGTCGGGGGCAACTTGTTGGCAAGCCGGGGCAGGGTAGTGGCACTGTCAATTATTCGACTGGGTCCATCGTGCTCACCGCTGGTGCGTTGCCCGATCTGAAAAGCAGCATCATCGCCGCGTGGGGCACGCCTGTGATCGCTGAATCCCGTGTGGGGGATGCGGCCATCCAGCCTCCGGCATTGCACTTCGTTCTGGGCGAGGGCTCGGCTGTCCCGGGCACCGTCAGCATGACCCTGCGGATCGGTGGTGCAGACGTCGCGGTCACCGACAATGGGGTGGGCGGCATGCTGATCGGCGGTCAGGTGCGCGGGTCAATCGCGTACTCGACGGGTGAGGTATCGCTGCGGCCTGGCACCCTGCCGGATGCGGACAGTCGCCTGGCAATCACCTACGATTGGGGGCAGCCGCTGCATGCTGCTCCGCAGCCGGTACCGGACGCGTCAGGCATCGTCTCCTTCACCTTGCCTCAGGGGCCGGTGCGCGCCGGCTCCGTTCTTCTCGATTGGTTGGTCAGCGTTACCCGTGATCGGGACGACCTGACCTCTGCGCCTCAGCCGATGCGGGTTGTCGCAAAGGACGACGGGAACGGCAACATCGTGGCCGTCTCGGTGGGCGACACAGCATCCACGACGGTGCTCGGTTCCGTGAACTACAGCACCGGCGCGGTGTCCGTGCAGGCCGGAAAGTTCATGGTGCGCCAGGTTTCCTATCCGCAGTACGAGAACCGGTCCGGGCGGCTCAGAGTTGTAGGGTACGGCCGACTGGACGTGCTTTCACAGTTCTCGGCAGGCACGATCATGTCTGCGGCGTGGCTGCTTGCAGGGGAGAGTTCGCAGCAGGCGCAGGAATCGTTGCCGCTGCCCGCCATGCAGCTGCAGCTGACACCGACTATCAGCGACAGTGTTGTGCCCGGCAGCGTGCGCTTTGGCTTCCGTGGTAGGACCTACATCGACCGGAGCGGTGGGCTGTACCACAGCATCGACCCACAGACTGGTGCCGGCGTCTACGCCGGCACTGTGGACTACACGTCGGGTATCGTGAACCTCACTCAGTGGCAGCCCGGTGGCGGCAACACCGTACAGGTGCTTTCGCTGCTGACCCGGATCGCTGACCCGGGCGTGGCGTACTCCTTCTTCCGCGCGCCAGGCTCACCACTTCGTCCGGGTATGTTCACGCTGCGTGCCAACCGACTGGACGGAGAGCTGCTGACGGCGACAGCTGACATCAACGGTGACATCACCAGCGCCCAGATCCGCGGCCATGTGGATTGGGAAAGCGGTGTGGCGAAGGTGAAGTTCGGTCAGTTGGTACCGGTCGCTGGTAATGAAGGCCAACCGTGGTTTGATCCCGGTCAAGTGGAAGGCGACCAGGTCTGGCGCCCGGCGCTCGTGCTTGCCGGCTCTATCTACATGGGGGCGGTGGTCTACAGGTCCATTCCGCTCTCCGAAGTGGTTATCGGCTTGTCATCGGTCCGCCTGCCGAGCGACGGACGTGTGCCGGCATTCAAGCCGGGTCAAACGGTGTTGATCCATCACACGGCCAAGCACAGCATCACATCGCCGCAGGCGGGTCAGGTTGTGGCCTTCGGCCGCACGCGAATCGCCGGTGTGGAGGTTAGGGATTCCAAAGGGGCTCCCGTCGACAGCGCCTGGTATGTCGTGGATCTCGCCTTGGGGCGGCTGACCTTCAGCGACCCTCTAAATTTGTCCGCGTATACCCTGCCCATCGTGATCAGTGAACGTGTCGAGGATCGCCGGCTGGTAGTCCAGCCTCAGATCACGGGGGAGATCGAGATCAACAGTGGGCTTACTCATGATTTCCCCGCTGGGGAGGCCATGATCAGCGCGGCCCTGCGCCTTGGTGAGGCCAACGGGTCGCTCGACCTGCAGGCACGCACAGTGAACCTGTTCGACCAGGCAGCCTGGACTGGCGTGTGGAGCGACCTGCTGATCGGCAGCGCCGCACCTGGCACGTTCAACGACACCGACTATCCGCTGGTGGTAGCCAATGCGGATGCGATTACCGAGCGATGGGCGATTCGCTTCAACAGCTCCACGACGTTCGAGGTGATGGGCGAGACGGTCGGCACCATCACGGCAGGGTCGGTCACCGCCGATTGCGCACCTACCAATCCGCGCACGGGGCGTCCCTACTTCACGATCCCGCGAGCAGGCTGGGGCTCCGGGTGGTCTACCAACAATGTGGTTCGCTTCAACACAGTCGGAGGCTTGGCGCCGATCTGGTTGGTACGGACCACGCTCCCAGGTACGCCTGAAAGCGTCGTGAATTCGACTCGCTTCCAGGTCATCGGCAACGTCGCAGGAGTTCAAGCATGAGTCTCGTTCCAACTATTTATCGAAGCACCGATTCAGGTGCGCCGCTGCTTTCGGGTGTGCCGGGCGCACTGATCGCGCTCCTCGATGCCGTCTTGGTCGATGGCTATGGCGTCGGCGCGGGAAGAAAGGATGGTCTGGGGTGGACGAAGGGGTTCGGCGGCGTGAACATTCGTGCCTACCAGAACTCGCAAGTGTCCGGCACCGGTTACTTTCTGAGGGTCGATGACACTGCTGCAAGATCGGCGTTGCTGCGTGGCTACTCGTCCATGAGCGACTTGAACACGGGGGAAGACGCGACACCCTCGCCGTCGCTCAAAGCGAATGGGTCAATGTGGGAGAAGTCCAACGTAGCGAGCGGTGCATTGCGTCATTGGATAGTTATCGGTACTGAGCGGTTCTTCTACCTATTCGTTGATACGGGCGGAAACTACGGAACCCAGGGTTACGCGGGAACGCATGGTCACTACGCTGGTGACATCACGTCGATGAAGCCCGGTGATCGACATCATTTTGTCGTTTCCTACAAGGGCAGCGACAGTGAGGGAAGTAGCGGCGTCGGGTATGGATTCAAGGCTCGGCAGTGGTCTGATTTCGGAAACGCGGATTCTCAGACATCGGCCTTTGTTGGACGCTCAATGTCTGGAATTCCAGGTTCGATTCGATCCTTTGTCTCTGCTGCAGCCGTGACGGCAAACACCACATTGGGGAATCAGTCCAACTACCCAACCTATCCGTACATTGGAAACGGCGGGCTGCTCTATTCGACCGTGGATATCCTTGAATCCGCAATGCAGCCGCGTGGCTTCTTGCCTGGCATCTACGCACCTATCCACCGACGGCCTTTCCCTGAGCTGACCGTTGTGTCCGACGTGGATGGGCTCCCGGTCGGTACTCAGCTTCTGGCGAAGTGCGTCACCGCTGACAGTTTCTCGCCCGGCTTCAACGAAACATACACCGGCCAGATTCTCATCGACATCACGAATGCGTGGGGATGACCGTGGGAATCCCGTCAACTAGATATGGTGCAAGGAACGCCAAGGTCACATGGAACGTTCCGCGTGCGGCGGTTCGGGTTGGCGTTCGCAGCTCGTCCGGCCAAGCGTGGGCGGGGCCCGGCTATCTCGCCGGTGAGGCGCCGAAGACGAACGACCCGGCTGAGCCAGACGGTAGGTTGCGCATTCTGAACCAGCCCGCTCAGGGGCGGATCATGGTCTTTGAGCGCGGCAGCGGCATCTGCGTGGCGTCCACTATGAGCCGCGCGGACGGCACTTGGAGAGTAGATCGTCTCCATCCGGCATTCCGTTTCACGGTCATTGGCTTCGATGACCTCGGTCGGCAGAATGCCGCAATCCAGGACTGGATTGCGCCGGCGGCGCGCGAGTAGCCAATGGACCAGCTGGGCAATAGGGTAGTGCTGAACCTGGGCCCGCTCGCTGCGGCGGGCGGTGCCCTGGTCGGCCTGAATCTTGGCGTCAACTGGTGGACGGAGGAGCCGCCGGAACCCGAGCGCGCCTACCTTCGGACGAGTTCCTCGCTCTCATGGTTGGTGGCTCGCCCGCGCGCAGCCATGATTCTGGTTGGATGGGGATGCGCGGGTAGCGCATCGATTGTGGCCTCTTCCGGTTGGCGTGGCGCGCCGCGCCTGGAGGGGGGCGCCACAGCCACAGGATGGGGTCTTACACCACTGCTGAGCCGTGGGGGCACCCTGCGGTGGCGGTCTTCGCAGGGCGTTCTTCGGCGGTCAAATGCCCAGCCGTGGCGGTCCATGGACTCCGAGGGCGTGTCGCTGCTATCCCGATGGGGCACGCCAAGCATCCTCGGCACGGGCGGCGCTTTGCGCTGGTCTTCGCAGGATCAGGTGAGCGCATCGACAGGGACGCGTTGGCTTTCAAGCAATTCAGCGCGAAACCAATGGCAGGGCAGCTGGGGGTGCGGCGATCGTTTGCCCAGGTCCTGGCGGCTGCGCTGGGGGAGTGCAGCCAAACTTCCATGGATCGTGCGACCTCCAGTTCCACCCGATCCTGATCCCGAGCCCGGTTGGCCGGCCGGCAACATGGTCGGACTGAATTTGGGCTGCCCGGTGGTTGGTGGCTTCGGAGTTGTTCCACTCAATCTCGGCGTTGTCGCGTGCTACGCGGTGCGCCCGCAACGAAGGACGTATGTCGTGATCAATACCGTGTCATTCGTACGGCTTCCGGACCGTATGCCGATCGAAGTAACAAGAATCACCCTGGAATCGGGCCGGAGCGCGTGGGGCTGGACGTTCGACTTTGAGCTAGCCGATCCGGCACAGCTTGAACTCCTGAAACCCACGGCAGCGGGCCCGCGCCAGTTCGAGGTTGTGCTTAACGGGCACGCTTGGACCGGGATCGTGGAGAGCTATCAGAAGCAGCGCGAGTTCGCGGATGGGGCGGTGCGCCTGAGTGGTCGCTCGCGAACCGCGCTTCTCGCTACGCCCTACGCGCCAGCTCGGGTGAAGGTCACCGGTGACGATAGGAGCGTGTCGCAACTGGTGGCGGAGGAGCTTGCCGATACGGGCTTCACAAGCCAGTACGGGACTGTCGACTGGATCGTTCCCGCCGGTGCTTGGTTCTACGACGCGAACACGCCTCTCGATGCCATCAGTGGCTTGGCCGGGGCAAGTGG